CCCCATTAATTTTTTCAAAAAAAATATAACCTATAGCTGCGTCTCCTCCATATTCTTCATATCCCTTACTTTCAGGACCTAATATTATGTCCTTAACTCTATGCCCTTCAATAGAAAAACCAGTTTTACCAGTTGTATTATTTCTATTTTGAGAATTATTAACTGCTCCTGAAAAGCCGTAGGTAGTACTCATTTTTTACCTTTATCCTCATTATATTTTTTTACTTCATCTAATAATTGCTGTTTTTCAGCTTCAGACATTCCAAAAGCATCTCCCCCTTCTTCAACCTGCATAGAACGTTGAACAATGGTAGCCATTTTAATTAAGGCCTCATCATTCTTAACTCCTATTTCAAGATATTCCTTAATTAAAGGAACTATAAGAGTAGCATCACCAATCTCTTGAACCATTGGTTTAAGCTCTTGAATTAGGACTGAGATTTGTTCTTCTTTCTTTTTTTGATTATTATAAATTTCTTCTAAAAGATTAGAAAAAGTAACTTTACCAAATATTTTTTTATCAAACTTACCCATGATGATAAATATACTTTAGTTAAAAATTGGTATATCCGTTATTTAAATAAAAAATATATTGTTCTTTATATATCTCACCTAAACGATCTGCTACACGGGTTATATGTGGGGTTTTAACATCTATCATTTCTCTAATATAGATGTAAAGAGCCTTTTTATTGAAAATATCTATGTTTTCTCTTTTTCTAAAAATTTCTAAAATAGCATCTGCTACTTGGGCATCTTTATCTTTAGGAAAGAGTTCATAAATATTTTCAGAACAATACTCTACATACTGATCTATAAAATCTGAAATATAGTCAGATTGGTTAAGAGGGGTGTCTAATTCATAAGAATGATTTGTATCCTTATATAATTCCTCAACTGGGGCTTTATCAACTCTTTTTTTATAGTTTTTAGTATTCTGGATAATAAGATATCTTTTAACTATTGTTCCAAAATAAGAATATGCTTTGGCTCCTTTCTCAGGGTTAAAGAGGTGCATTTTTTGGAGGAGAAAAGTTATAATTTCATGCTGCAAGTCTTCAATATTATCTACCTCAGTGTAATAAAACTTAAAGGTATGGATAATATTTTCTGTTAATTTAAAAAAAGCATAATGAATATATTTATGATAAATTTTTTCCTTTTCATCAGTGGAAGTGGCCCTATTATAGGCCACTATAGCATCTTCAGTCTCTTGAGTAAAGTAATTATTTGATGACGGTTTCTTTTTCTTTTCTGTTACTTCTTTTATCATAATTTATCTATTCTAAAATTTGATAGAACCTTTTGTAGGTTTTTTATTTCTTCATATATAAAACCTACTTCATCATCTGTTTTAAAAATACCTTTACTATCTATAGTTTTTATTTTTTCATCAGCAAACTCAACAATTCTGGAGAGGCTATCTAGATAGTTTTGATATTCTACCAAGATATCTTCTTGTTTTTCATTTTTCTTTAGAAGGTTAAAGGTTGTGAATCCTAAGATCACAACCAAACAACCTAATATACTAATTATTATAATAGTCATAGATTATCTAATAGATTTTTTAAACTTTCACTTTTAATACTTCCTAAAGCTTTCTGTTTAATAGGAGTCTTTTTTTCCTTAGTTAGAGTAAAGTTTTCATTTTTAACTTCAACTTTAGTTTCTTTAAAAGTTGGAAGCCATTCTTTTTCAAATTCAATCCTAGCAGCCATTAAATCAGCTTGATGGATAATATAAGGAAGGGCAGTTCTAGGTTTAGTAGCTGGGGAGAAGTTAATTAAATATTTTTTATTAGCTTCATCATATAATCCATCATGAGTCTGGATTGCTATCATTTCATTGAAGGTATATCTAATACCATGAGCCTGGAGGAGATATAGGCCACGATCAGGGATAGAAGCAAAGGCTAACTTTTCACTATGTTGGTAAGTTTCACCTAATTTTTCTCTTCTCCATTGGTCAGTCTGAGGGATATAGGCTTCATGATTTTCATCTCCGATTTTACCTAAGTCATGATTTAGAGCAGAAAAAACCAACTCTTCTTCAGTATAAGTAGAAGTATCTACTCCCATCTCAACCCAGACATTATTTAATTTCAGAGCACAATCTACTACTCTAAGGACATGGTCTACATAGCCTCCTGGGAATGCATTATGATATTCTTTTTTATGGGCGGCAGGCATCATCATAATACGATCAGAGTATTGAGAATAAAAATCTAGTAATTGAGAACGACGAGGTTCTTCAATGAAAGTTTTAATAGTCTCTTCTAAATCTATCCAATTCTGTTGGATTTGCTCCGCTGTTAATTCCATAACCTTTATTTTTTTAAATTTTATTTAATTCTCTCCCTTCAATTGATTCTCTCTCAATAGAAGATCTAATATCACCTAATTGCTCTAAACACTCTGCTAAAGCAACTCTAACATTATCTAGGTCTCCTCTAGAGGCATAAAAATCTATATGCTTCATTTTAGCTTCTAACCTATCTATCTGATTATTTATATACTCTCTCTGTTTCATTTTTTCTTACTAACTTTTATTTTTTAATATTTGAATTTGAAGTTATAAAACTTTTTAGGGAAGGCCAATTTATTTTGAAGAAAGGTCAAAAATTTTTTTTAAGAGGGCACATTTTTCATATTCCTCAATTTCTTCAAAATGCTTAATAGATAATTTAAAGGCAACTTCTAATTCACTGTCCATGTATGAAGCTAAAACTTCTTGGGACTTTTTGTCCTTTACTTTAAACTTGCTTATATAAGTGTAAGCTCTTTCATATAACATAGCCTCACCTGCTCTTTCTATCTCTTTAACATCTAATTTAGGGTCAACTTGTTTAAACATTAAAGTTAACCCTTTATTATAAGAAGTATAATTCATAATCATCTTCTTAAACATTTTAAGCATAGTTAAAGGATCATTATAATCTATCTTAGGCAAAGAAGTAGGACTGACATAATCAGGCCCCTTAGGATCTAACCCTCCTTTACCTCCAAACAGATCAAAAACCTTATCAGGATCAATAGGCATGTTAATTATAAATATTATTTACAATGATAATCAGCGGCTCGTGTAGCTATCTGTTTAACAGGTTTAATATTAGCTTTATATCCTAAAGATGTAACCCATCCTCTTGCTGCTGAGACTAATTTATTACTAAAGAAAAATTCATCATCATTATAATCTAAATCTATCTCAACCTTTATACTAGGCATATTCTCTGAAATTAGACTAGCTATCTCTAAAGATAACTCAGTCTCTTTCCATAACCTAGTCCAATTGTCTTTAGTTGGAAGAAAAGAATTTTTTTGATAAATGTAATGAACACCATTATTGGGATATCTATAAGCTATAGCTGTAACGTATATAACTTCTTGCCCATAACGTTGAGAATCCGTCCCTATATGTACTTCTATGAATGGATCGCCACCTATCATTTTAGCAGTGTAGGTGATGGGATTTACCGGTTTTCCATCAACTGTTCGAAATTTCATAGTTCTTCTATTCTTTTAGCTTTGTCGTCTATTACTAAATCAAAATGGGGTTTTTCATCTCCACATTTAAGTTCATGGTATTTACACCCCCAATTTTTAAGTTGAGATAAAGTATGTTCCCTATAATCTTTACCTGAGATTGAACCTCTAGCTGTCCAATAGACTATTTTCCAACCTTCATCATAAAGTTTATTTATTTTAGCTATATTTTCATTATTAGGCACTGATAAATCATACCTTCTCTGTTCTGGGTAGAAACATATTGTTTCATCAATATCTACTAAAGCTACTTTCTGTTTACCTTCTTCGGTAAATCTTTTTGACTCGTGGAAAACCATTATTTAAAAATTTGTACCGGTAGAGGGACTCGAACCCCCAATAACTTGATCCTAAGTCAAGTGCGTATGCCAATTCCGCCATACCGGCGCTCCGTATTTGCTTCGTTCGGGCGGAAGATGTTGGATTCGAACCAACGCATCATTTTCATGATGACGGTTTAGCAAACCGCTCCATTAACCACTCTGGCAATCTTCCTTTTAGGCGGTGAGGGAGAGATTCGAACTCCCGGTACCTTTCAGTACTTCGGTTTTCAAGACCGACGCAATAGACCACTCTGCCACCTCACCTAAAGCCCATTACTGGGCTGCTTCTGGAGTAGCTGATGGAAGTGTCTCGAGAGAGTCAAGCAACTCACCAACAGAATCAACAGGAGCTACATGAGCTGTAGAATCCTGAGTTGCAGCATTCTCACAGTTCTCACAATCGCCTTGGGTTCCACATCCCATGAAACCAACCGCGGCTAAAACAATAAACAAGTTTTTCATATCTATTATAAGTATTAAATTTTTAATTAAATATCCCATTCTTCGGCTGCCATTAAATAAGCTGAGCCTGAATCTAAAGTCGGATCTTCCATCATAAAAGCTATAGCTGTAGATCTAACTTCTGTTATAAGTCCATACTTAGCAGCTTCTTTTAAAACGGAGTCGACAACATCTTGATAATTAGCTTTCATTTTTCTTTTTTTGTTAGTGGGGGAACCCAATTGTTCCCCCATTCAACAACATGGCATTTATATTAATCTCAAACAAATTGAGAAGCGATTTCATATAATTCTTGATTAATTTTCAAATCCTGTTTGAAATTTTTAATCCGACGAGCTTTACGCAACTTAACTCCGCTAATATATTCAAAATCTCCATCAATTACTTTCTCTTGGAGAACATTAAATACATTCCACAAATCATCCCCCTCATCTTCCTTGCGAGTGGGTTTAAGAATATCTTCAATATTGAGGCCATAATCTTTAATAATATCTTGGTTTTCGTTAACTTTATCAAATCGAGTTTCAATAGCTTTCTTAGCAAATTCTACTTTTTGTTCTTGAGACAAAACTGTATTCTTAAACCTATTCATAACCTCAACAGTAACTGGAAGTTGACCAACCAACTCAGAGACAATGGCTTGGACTTCTTCAAATGAATAACCCATATGGCGGATTTTCTTATCAGCAAACTGTTCAGTTGCGATTACTAATCCATTAGAACAAACCAACCTAAACAACCCAGCTGTAAATTGGAAGCTATTTTTCCCATCATGAGAGTTAGTAACCAAAATTTGAGGGTAAACAGTGTCGTTATCATTACCCTGAATTACAACATCTGGGTTACGGAAGACCAACATATGTTTTTGGTATCCCTTATTACGACGAGCTCTAACTTCAACAGCTTTACTAACACCCCATCCCATTTTTTCCATATCTTCAATAATACGGTCAGTTGGGATGTGAACATACTTCTCAGAAGTTGAAGTCATCTTAGCTGAGGTGAAAACAGAGGGGGCTGCTGCTTTAACTTGTTCTTTTGTTAAAAATTCCATAACTTTTATTTTTTTTATTTTTATTTAAATATAACTAACTTAGAGTGTGGAGCCAAACTTAGTTAAAGAGGGCTTGAAATTCAAGCAAATCTTTTTCGGCTTCCGCGTAATTACCAATCCCATATTGATCAACAATCAAGTAAAGAGCATTTTCATCATCAAAAGCAGCCATTACATGATCCCCTTCAGTAGCCTTAAGGTATTTTCTAATCATGATAGCAGTAGTAATAAGCTCATCAAATGAACATTCATTCTCAATAAGTTTTGAAGCAAACTCATTTGTTAATTCGGGCAAAGCTGAAATAGTCATGTTGTTAAATTTTATTTCTTATTTTACACTCTAAAGATAACAAACTTAGCCTGTCAAGCCAAACTTTTAATAAGAAAGGTTAACTCCATAAACTGTTGTAACAGATCCACTTAAAACCGTAGGATTTGCCGCTATAAACCTAATATGACCTGTGGGTATAGCTACAGATGGAGTAAAAGAAAAAGTTGCGGTAGATGATGGATTTACTATAAAACCAGCATGCATAGATTCTGTTATCACAGAGCAATTTACAAGAGAAGAAACAGAAGCAGAATTAAAAATTTGTCTATAAGCTATCCCCCCATAAGGAGAACTTGGATTAGAAAAAGTAGTTCCTTCAATGTTAAAATAAGTAACATTAGGAAGATCATTAACCAAAGTAAAAGTTTTAGCCCCGGTTGTAATACCAGCAGTAGTTACAACTCCATCTCTTAGTTCTGTTCTTGTGTATGTTGGCATATTAATAAATATCCAAGATTAAGCCAACTTGCACATACCCCACCTCAAAATATCCGTATATACAAACCTTAC